ATGGGATTCTTATATTAGAGACAATAAATGTGTTGTAACTTGCGAGTATAATAAATTTATATGCGATAGACTTGTTGAAGCTGGAGACTACGATACTCCGCCACAATACGAAACAATTAGAGAAAGATTAACCATGTTTACCGAAGTTGAAATATCAAACAACTTACAGAAAATGGCAAACGCAATAACCGAAGATATTTTAAACATTTTAACATTCCATGACCTAAATGAAATTTAACTTAATGACTTGCTTACAATTTTGGAGCGAGAAAACTGAAAACTCTGTCAGACAACAATTTAATTATGATTTATATATTAAATACTAAAAGCTAAACTAAATGAAACACCAAGTAAATAACTTAGAAATAATAGGAGAATACTACAAAGAGCAAAGTTATTGCTCATATAGTAATGGAGATATTGGTTATCCTTATATCCCAGCTGAATTTGAAATATACGAAGTATTAAGTAATGGAGTAAATATAATTGATAATTTAACAAGCGAGGAATTAAACCTATTAGAAAAATTAGTTATAAAGCAAATAGAATCATTTTGTAATGAATGTAATGGAGTAGGTAAATGGAAAGATAATGAACAAGATAATGAAATAATTTGTCCATATTGTTAAAAATAACGGTTTGCAGATTGGCGTTGTTGCCTTACAAAATGTTTAATAAAACACTAAATTTAATAATATGGAAAATGATAATTTGAAAACGGAAAGCAATAACGCCAATGTGCTGTTAGGTGCTGTAAAATGTGCGGAGGGGTGGCATGATGGCTCATGTTGTTGTAACTGCAAAAATCAAATTGAACTATTTAAACACCCTTGGAATAAGGTAAACAAAGGATCAATTATGAAAAGCACCGAAATGTATGCCTGTATAAGTCAATTTCATTGCGATAATAAATACAAGGGGATAATAATTGAAAATAAACATGGTATGTGTGAGATGCACGTGAGTAAGTGATTGCACCTAACGTTTCCACGCTTGGCGAAGTGGCGGACTTTGGAAACGAAATCTGTCAGCCTTGCACAAAACTTTAATTGAAAACAAAAATGATTATTAACCGAGAAAACCGCCATTTTGCCAAACGTGTGTTAGAAGAAGGGCTTTTCTCACAAACTTTAAAACAATGGCAAAACATTCATTTACGCACTATTACGTGCAAGCACAAAAAGACAATGAAGCACCTGAAATAGTTGCTCACACTTACGACAAAAAAACTAAGGAATATTTCCATAAGTTTCTTGACCGAAAAAAAGCACAAGCACTTGCAGAAGCTGAAAAGAAATCAACGCCCGATATTAAATTTAGGGTTGTAAAGTGTACAGAAACTTATGATGCAGGAAGTTGGTTTTAGCCTTTCTGCTAACGGTTTCGGGCTTTGTGTCAGGTTTTGCCTTGCAGAAAGTTCAATTTTAAGCACAAATATTAATGGCAAAACTTGCACAAAACCCGTGTTAGTGGCTGCCGTTTTCTCACGATAAAACTTCTGGGCGGAGTGATAAAACCCACAAAAAACAAAATGAAAGTAAAAGTAGCAGGACACACTTACGAGTTGTCAAATTTCGAGAACAAGGATGCAGAAGGTCAAACACTTCAATTTATCCACAAAGAACCAATTGCAGAAGGTTCAACTGAATTAAAAACGGTTGCTGATGGCACGACCAATGAAGAACTTATTGAAGTGCTTATTGACCGTTTAGGATTTTTACAAGCGAAATTCCCTTGTAGAGAAAATGCAATCGTAATTACCAAACTCGAAGAAAGTTTGATGTGGTTGAATAAAAGAACCGCAGACAGATTGAAACGAAATGTTGAAGGTAAAAACGAAAAGTAATTTTTTGTGGTTCGTAGGATGCTCGGTGTCGGGTGTCCTACGGTTGCCACTAACTTACTTATTTGCGCTATAAAACTTCGCCTTATATGAAAAAAACAGATATTCAATTTATTTTGTTTGCTATTATGTTATTATTTGCTTTACTTTTGTGGGGTGATTGAGCAACTTATAAAAGACAAAAAATATAAAAAAATAACTAATAATGTTTGCCACAACTCACATTTAGCAGATGATTTGCACCAAGAAGCTATTTTAATAATAATAGAAAAGAAAATTAACTTTGCTGAAATACGAAACTTAGAACACTTTTTTGCTGCGGTAGTTTGGAGAACCTGGCATTCTAATAAATTTAAAAAAAAATACATAAATAAGAATTTAGATTTTTGGGAGTGGTTAGATTATGAAGTCGAAGATGAAAGCATTGAAGAAATTGATTTTACTGTTGCTTATAACTTTATAGATTCAAACCCGAAAACAGAATTTGAGTATTATGAAATTAATCTTTTCAAAATTTATTTAGAACTTGGATCACTTCAAAAAGTAGCACGAAAAACAAAAATACCCTATCAGACAATATTTTACGATATTAAACAGATTAAAGACAAACTAAAAATAGAACATGATAAAAATCGCAATCAAATGTAATCTTCAAAAGTTAAATGGACTTTCTTTTCATCGGTTATTTGTTCCATTCTCAAAAATAAGTGATAGCATAGATTTTAAGTGTGATGTTTTCCCTGACTTAGATATTTTATCAGATAATCAGTTAAAAGATTATCATGCAGTTGTTTATCAAAGAGAAATAGATACAAGTGGCAAATCACTTGAAAAGATTAAAAGATACCATTCACTTGGCATTAAAGTTATATTTGACATTGATGACATTTGGTTGTTACCACAAACGCATCAACTATACAAAATTTACCGACAATATAATATCCCTGATCAGACAATTGAAATATTAAAGCATGTAGACTTAGTAATAACAACTACAAAGCATTTAGCAACTAAGATTAAAAAGTACACTAATAAAGTTGAGGTTATTCCAAACTGCTTAGATGCTCAAGACGAACAATGGCAACCTAACAAAACAAAGTCTGAAAAAACCCGTTTTGGTTATATAGCAGGAATATTTCACAAAGTTGATGTATCAATATTACAGATGCCTATTTTAAAAGCATATAGAAACAATTTAAATGCTCAATTTGTTTTAGGAGGGTATAATGATAACGAAGACTATAAGTATTATGAGAGCGTACTTTCTGCAAATAATTTCGATAGTAATAAATATTTAAGATTAAACAGCTTACACGTACATGAGTATGGAAAAGCATACAACTATACCGATGTTTCTTTAATTCCTTTACAGCATAACCTATTCAGCGAATGCAAAAGTGAAATCAAACTACTTGAAGCTGGTATGCATGGAAACCCAGCAATAGTTTCTGATGTACTACCTTATAACACTTTCCCAAAAGAAACTGCAATATTTTTAAGTAATCATGATGTAAATGGATGGTTTAAAGTTATTAGAGAATTAACTCGCAATGAAGCAATGAAAAAAGAGTATGCAGAAAGTTTAAGCAATTACGTTAATAAACATTATAACATAGAAAAATGGACTCAAACAAGAAAGCAAATTTTAAAATCGGTATTGGAGTAACAACTACACCTAACCGAAAAGAATACGTTGAAAGGTGGCTTTATTACTTTGAAAAACATAAACCTACAAACTATCATTTACACATTCACGAAGATGTTAATTATAAAGGTGTTGCATATTCTAAAAATCAAAACCTTTACACTTTAAAGGATTGTGATTATATCTTTTTGTTTGACGACGACTGCTATCCAATTAAAGATAACTGGACTGACTTTTTTATAAATTCAAATGAAAACCATTTACTATTCTTAAACGATAACCACAAAATATTAGCTCAAACAGGCAATGTAGAACATTATTGTGATTGTGGCGGTGTATTTATGTTTTTAACAAAAGAGGTATTAAGTAAAGTAGGTTATGTTAACTCAGCTTATGGTCGTTATGGATACGAGCATGCTGGCTACTCTAATCGTATTTACAAAGCAGGATTAACACGTTCACCTTACCAACAATTAAAAAATACAAAAGAGTATCTGTATGCTATGGACTATAACGAGAAACATAAGTCAAGTTTAACAGACGAAGAAAAAATAAAAGAAATAAAAAATAATAGTAAAATATTTGTCAATGAATTAAAAAGTGAAAACTATTTTTGTAATTTTGAGCAATGATACTTTTTA